AAAGAGCTCGCATCGGAGTTAAATTAAAATAGATATTTGCTTATAAGAAGCGCTGGAAGTTGGGCTTGTCCAACAACCGGATAAGATCGTGGTTCGCTTCGCTCTCACGATCTATCCTTATTCGTTATGGTTTTGCATAAGAAACATATAATGCAACAAGGGATATAACAATTGATACCATAGATATTATAATTGCTGCCCCAGGATTCTTATTTAAAAATGCTATAAAACGTTGAAAAATGTTTTGCGTGCCAATATTTAGCCCTACTTCAGTTAAACAGTAACCCCAATCCATTTCTTCTAGATAACCACGTACAACTAATTCGTTAAAAGCTCTTCGAACCAAATCATTATCTTCTGAGGTAGATTCATATTTTTCTACAACTGCAGATAATTCAGGAATTGTTGCAGTTTCTACAAAGCTAAAATTCCATGATTTAAGATCACTCACTAGTCCGCCATAATTTTTTTGATAGTGCTTACAAATTGCTTTATGAATCTCAGCAATGAAGTCTTTATTCATTTGATTCCTTCATGACCATAACTCAGAGTTAAGCGGCCAAACTCGGTGTTTGCTTGGACCGAGTGTGTGAAGTATTGTGCACACACGGCTTGAACGACTTGTATGGCAACTTACACACTGGAGCTACCTGACCATGAATCTGCATATAAACCGAAACTTTTATCTGCTGGAATATTGATACATAAAATAGTTTTTAATTCAGATATTTGTTTATATGCGCGTTCTGCATTTCCTAGAGTTATTTTTTTCTCTAGTTTAGATTGTGGCATGAAACCATCTTTAGTTTCATATTCTTCGCGGCTCCATGTATAGCTTTCATTCACTAGCTGAGGCTTTGCATGTGCTAGTTCATTTCTAATTTTACTGAGCCATATAACCGAACTCCATGGTTCTTTATTGCAATCATATTCTAATTTCAATTCGTTACAGATAATTCTGACTTTTGCTTTAGGAGAAGAGCTTTCATAATCCTTCCAATTATCAACAACACGTTCTCCAACTGCATTACATAAAGCTTCGATAGCTAAGCCTGACATAGTAATAGCGATAAGCTCTGAATAAAAACAACCGGGTCTCTTGTTTTTTGCGTCTTCTAATGCTGCTCTAGCAGCACCCAACAACATATGATGGGCGGAAAATGGCCGTTCTTTTGAAACTGTTATTTTATCTTTTTCGGTCATTATATTTGCCTAACGCCAAACTGGCTGTTTAGCTTGGTCCGAGTGTGAGTGGCTTTATGCGTGCACGATTTAAACGCCTTATGTGTTTTTTAAATAAGATCATATTCCACAAGGTATTCTCGGCCAGGTGCAGTTGCTATTATAAATGCGCCTTGATTCATTATTAGACTGCCTATTTCTACATAATTTCTGGTTTCTAGCAAATCATAGAAATATTCACCTTTCGCATGAGATAGGCCGAGCTTTTGAATTACTGAATTGGAAATAACCCCGTCTCTTGCGCTTGCAAATTCAACAAGCATTTGCTCAGCTTCTTCCGGTAGTTTCTCAAATGAATTATTTGATGTTTCTGGTGTTTCTTGATTTTTTAAAGTATGAATCTCATCTTCGAGTGCATTGATGGTTTTCTTTAGCTCTGCGTTTTCAGTCATTAAGGCTAGGCTTTTTTCATGTGATTCAGCTTGCTCCGACTGTATGCTGCCGATCATTCCTTGTATTTCGCGGAGCTCACCAGCAAATTTTCTGTCCTCTATACTGCTGCTTAATTGAGTAACGAGATCGACTAAATCTTTTACTGCACCCATATTGGTTTCATCCTTTTTTATTACCAGTGAATCTGTAGACACGTTTAGTTACCTTACGACCTTCAGCTCCTAAAGATAAACTTGCTGATGCTCCATCAGTGCTTACACCTGCACCAGCCTTGCCTGTGCCTTCGTAATATTCTTCTATTTCAACTTCTTCTGCATTTTCTATTCTATGTGCAATTGCAAGCTCCTGTGCAACTTGAGCTTGAATTCTTGCCATATGTAAAGAAATTTCTTGTCGTTTTGCTTCTTCTGTTAGCTTTGATAGCTCCCCGCTTTGTGAGGCGGTCTCTGCATCTTTTGCTGAGTCAAGTAATACGCCAGCAACGGGTCCGACAATTGGAGTGGCTTTGGCCATTGCAATTATGGCTTTTTCAAACACTACCATTACTGCCTCAGTATCCATTATCTTTTTTCCTTTTTAAACATAAAAGTTGATATACGGACCCACCTGTCCGTATATCTAATATTGGTAACATCTAAATATCAAGATGTAAGCTATTGTTTCTACATCACATTACTCGGTTATTGTCTTATTATCAATATGAGCAAATCGTGACCAACAAGATCATTACTGAAAACACCAGTTCTGATGCAATTATTGGCTAATATGTCCGCTTTGATGAAGGAAAATGAGATAAATGCCAATGACTACTTTGCGGTGTACGCAGAACTTAGCAAAACACCCCTCGATCTTCCGCTTATGGCTAATACCATACCTATATTAAATATATCTAATTGACCACTATCCGGGGTAAGCGAAACGAAGCAGGGGTTTCTTCGATTTTCTTCTTATGCCTAGAAACACCATTCACACACATTAATATACGATATATACGCTACAAATCACGCAACCTCTTGTGTCTCACCATCACTCTCATCTTCATCTTCTTCCAGGTCACTGTTATCAGACTCGTCTATCGGCTGATTGACACCCTGTTGAAGCGCACCACTACGATTAAGTTTTGATGGGTTAGTATCAAAGAATAAATCCATACTTTCTTCACGATCCTTATCTTCTTTAAATTGCTTATCAACATCTTCAACATCAAGACCACGTTCTGCCACCTTGTTCGATCGTGGAATATAACCGGCGCGATTTTCCAATATATCTGCCTGTATATCTTTCAGTGGCTCTACATGTTGCCAACGCGGTGGTCGCCAGTCGATGTTTAAATAGGTATGACGATTTTCAAAGTAACCCGGTATTTTAATCACACCGGATAACACGGCGGTGTCTAACCAGCGTTCCGCTACCCCTCTACAAAGCTGAAAGATTAATAACTGGCGCTGCAGCATTTCAACCCGTCGACGAAACTCCAAAAGCCCTGCCCGTATGGATGTGTAATTCACCCCAGATAAATCACCGGTCATCTGCTCATAGGTCACACCAATCCCGGCGGCAATATCGCGCAATTGTTGTTGCACCCATTGCAAAGTCGCACCACCGGTTTCCGGGGGTTGAGATAACTCCACCCCTTCACCTGGCTCTAAATAATGGATGGCACCGGGCTGTATTCCACGCAGATCCGTGCCTTGCGCATCTTCGCCTTCATCTTTACCCAGTCCATCCTCATCTTCATCTAATGACTGGGTCACAAAAGCGGTAATCATGGCGGCAAACTTTTTTCGCACCAATTCTGCATCTTCATATTGATCCAGTTCATGCAAGCGAACCAGAACCGCTGCTAACCAGGGGATGCCTCGAACCTGCCCGGGTCGAAGGACTCTATATATATGTAACACCTCTGATGCAGGGACGCGTATTTTAGCGGTGCTACTGATATTCATTTCACCCGGATGTTCACGGCTCATGTGATAGGCCACTCGCTGTCCTGTGCGATTAAACTCAACACCCATGCGAATCGGGTTGCCCCCTCGACTGATGGTTTCAGTGACCGCATCCAGATGATCGGCTTCAATCACTTGTAACTGTAACGGCACACACAATCCATCCGCAACACGGCGCTGACGAAACCGCACCAGCACTTCACCGGACTCCATGGTGGATCTTGCCACTAAACTTTGCAAACCATAAAAATCCATTTGTCCATCGGCATCTGCTTCCATCACCCAACGATTCCATAAAAGCTGGATCTGTTCTTTAATGTCATTTTGACCCTGCAATTTAAAGCGAGGCTTTATGCCAATACCCACCATGTTAGCGACATAAGATTCAATCGCACTTTTTGCATGTGGGTTATTGCGTATCACCTCCCGTGAACGATTACGTAATGTCGTTAAGGAATCTGTCAGATGCGTATTAGGTCCGGATAAACTTAAACCCCAGTTCCCTAAGCGCCTGCCTCGGCTTGCGCCTTCAAAACTGGCATTCAGTTTGATGTTATTATTCTGGCCACTGGCACGCAATAAAGCGGCACCCGTTTTTTGTAATAACGTTTTAAACATTAAAGCCCTTTGCTGGATGTCAGTAGTGCGTACTTTTTACGGCCTTTGCTTTTTGCTAATTCGGTTTGTATTTCTTTGCGCAGACTTTTAAGCGACGCTATATCCGCTGGGCCATAGGCCACGGTTCTGCCGTTCATGGAAATGGATACCACGCGCCGCCCCTGCGCCAGACTTAAAATCGCTAACTCGATTTCTTCCAGATTCGTTTGGGTATACATTTTTTTCCTTAATGCAGTAAATGACTCTTAACCACTTTGGGTCGACGCCTTGTTTTGCTTTGTGTTTTCGGCTCATTTTTTTGCGTGAGATATAAATGATGCAACTGCTCAAGATTCACCCGGCGATGTTGTTGTAATATCCGAATCGCAGCAAACGCATACACGCGACAATCCAGTGCTTCGTTGCGTTGGCCCGCGCCTTTTGTCCATTCAAAATATTCCATGCCACGTCGGTATTTTTTTATTTTGGTTTCAGCGGTAGCCTGTTTAAAATACTCCTCATCGTAAGTATCACTAATCGGCCAGTGACAATAACCGGGGCCGGGTTCCAGTAAGTTGTAACGCTGGTAGATCGTTTCTTTTGCGGTATCGGTTCCAACGAAGGTGAGATACACGCCTTTCTTATTTTTGATGCGGGGAAAATCGGCCACGGGTCGTCCCGGTGTACTCGCGCCTTTGATGGGTATCATCCAGCGCACACCGTGCTTTTTACTGAACTGATACACCTCATCGGTGAAGTGACCACCGGAGTCGATGCACACCGCTTTTATATCCATCAAGATTCCATCTTCACGCATATAGGTTTTGCGCAGCATTTCTGCGAGGATATTCCAGACCTGGGGTTTGGTTAAATCACCATAGAGTCGGATATAGTCAACGGAAAAAGATTCTTCCCCTAACCCCCATGCCACGATTTCACATTCAAGACGATCATCCTGACAATCCACACCCGCTGTTAAAATTAAACTCCCCGCAGGAACCGGTGCCTGATAATGCTCACGACGTTGATAGAGAAAGTGATGCTCTACTGTATCGCCGGTTTCTTCCCATGTTTCACCCAGCGAAGTATTTGTCCACGTGATCATTAACGTGGGGTCGCCCTGTTCTAAATATTTTTTAGCTTCCAGAAATTTCGCCACTACATCCTGAACACGCGCTTTAGGGAACGGCGAATACAGCTCGTTTAAATAAAACCCGGCGATGCCATTAAAGGGTTTGTCGGCTCGCCACTTTCCCTGTTGCAGGGCTTTGTTTTTTTGTGCGTTAGTAAACGCTTCTTCGCAGTGTTTGCATTTAAAGCGCGCGGTTTCGGGATCGTGTTTGCCATACACTAAATGATCCTGATCTTCATTCTGATCCCAGACCACCCTTGTCCATTCGAGTTTTTGTGATTCACCACAATGTGGACACGGAATATAAAAATGTCGCTGATCCGAGAGTTCCATTTCTCGTTCAATTTCAGAGACGGTTTTTATGGTGGGTGAACCACCCAATATTATTTTTCGGTTATGAAAGGTTTTTCCACGCTCGTACACTAATTTAAGCGAGTTACCTTCTCCGCCCGCATTGCGTGAACAGCGATCCGGTTCTTCCACCAAAATAATTCTGATCGGTGATGAGGCTAATTTGCTGGGTGCATTGGAGCCGACCAATTCCAGATGCCCACCTTGAAAGTTTTTACTCTCCAGGGTGTTACCACTGTCGCGGCTTTTCGCTTCGGCCACTTTTTCTTTTAACGGTTCGGTGTCCCGAATCATTGGGGACAACTTTTCTTTGCTGTAGCGTTTTGCCATGCCGTCTGTTGGGAACAGGATTAACATGGGCGCAGGGTCTTGATCAATGTAATAACCGACCGCGTTATTAATCACCCCATCCGTCCAGGCAACCTGTGCAGATTTTTGGCAGACGATTCGCTCAACGTAGCGATCTGTAATGCAGTCGAGTATTTCTTTTAGATAAGGGGTAACACTGACGCGATAGGGGCCGGGAAGTGCGCAGTTTTCACGGGAGAGTATGCGGTTTTCTTCGGCCCACTCGGTCACGGTTATATCCGGCGGTGGGGCATAGAACTGCGCCACATCCTTTACTAAACCTTGTGTCGCGCTCATGTATTGTCTTTTTAATTAACTGGGTTGTGTGTTCTCTATATCGTCTTGGGTTTCTGTTGTTTCGCTTTGCGTGGTTTTCTTAGTGACGTTATCGTTACTGGGCTTATCTTCATAGGCAGAAAGATTCGTTAAGATAACGCGCACTTCTGCGTCGATGACATCTCGCTCTTTATCGCTCAGTGTGAGCATTTGTTTTAGCCGATCCGGCAGGGCCAGAAAACCGGTTTTGGTGGCTATCACTAATCGCGACCAAACCGCTTTCACTTCATTGGCCGGTAGCAGCTCACCACGCTTTGCTTGCAGTTCCAACTCTTTGTCATCGGCCTGCGCTTTAATGAGCCTTAATCGCTGGGCCTGTATATCCGTGGTTTTAACTTCCTGACCCAGTGCGCGATCTTGTAAGTAGGCGACATAGCCTTGCACCGCACCCACTAGTTCATATTTACCGCGCTCGGTTTTGGGGATGATACCTTCCTTGGCTAACTGACGTATTCGTCGCTCACTGAGGTTAAAGAGTTTCGCAATAGTGGATGCAGGATACAGCGGCATTTTCTGATTCATTAAGCAGCCTCATTGATGTTTGGTGTTTTAATTTTTTGCCGTTTGTTTTTAACCGCTTCAAACGATCTGTTGTCACTTTCTAATTTGGCCTTTTTTCCGGTGTAGGCTTGCCAGCGTTTAACGATTACATCCACCCACTCGGGTAAGAGTTCCATGGTGTGGCAAATACGCCTTGTTGTTTCACAAGCCATTAAGGTGGCACCGCTTCCACCGAAGGGTTCGATGATGATGTCATTTTTTTCACTGCTGGATTTCATCGCCCGTGCAATCATCTCAACCGGTTTAGGGGTAGCGTGTCCGTGTCGGTCATCACCTTTGACTCGCTCAAAGCACCAGACGTTGGTCATGTTTTCATGCGCATTGTCAAAATAGGCGCGGGTTTTATAAAACTCACTTCGGATGCTCTCGTGATCTTTTAGCAGGGATGTGTGTTCTGATTTAGTTTCATCGTAAGGGCGCAGGAAGGCTTTGCCATTTGCGGCGGCTTGTAACTTGTCATAATTTTCTTTTGAGATCATTGTCCACTGGCTGGTTGTGAACCAGTGGGAGTACATGTGGGTACCGGTTATCTCATGTATTTCTTTTGCGGCCCAGTTCATTTTTTTTCGTTCGGTATCTAAGTATTGGCGCAAGGGTTCCCAGCCTTCCCAGTAGTTATCGGCATTGTTATTAAAGCCCTGCTCACCGAGCATAAAAAATAAACAGCGTTCGGTTTGCTCCGGGTAGCCGCGCATCTCAGGGGACGACATGCCGATGGCATCGGCATTGCCTTTGACGGTGACTTTGGCCCAGACGATTTCATTGCGTAACGTCAGGCGTTCACTTTTTTGTAGCCCACCTATGTACCAGAGTCGCCACAAATCAGGGGCGTTACCCCAGATATACACACTGGCGTTATCAATTAAAAAAGTTCTAAACGTCGCCCACCATTCAAGTTGAAACTGGTCGAGTTTATCTTCGTAGAGGTTGTCATTGGCGACGCCATCTTTTTGTTTGCCCATACCATAAGGCGGATCGGCGTGAAGCAGCGCGGCACGTTTACCGTTCATTAATTTCTCTACCGCATCAATGTAAGTACTGTCACCACACATGACGCGGTGTTTACCCAGGAGCCAAACATCACCGGGAACACTAACAGGATCTTCGGGGATTTCAGGAATGTCATTTTCATCGGTGAGGCCTTCTTCATCTTCGAACAGCGCTTCTAGATCCATCAGTTCGGATAACTCATCCTCATCAAAGCCAGTCAGGTCTAAATCAAAGTCCAGCCCTTGCAGTTCATGCAATTCAAGCGCAAGCAGTTCGGTATCCCATTCGGCCTCCTCCCCGACGCGATTATCCGCAAGGCGGTAAGCTTTAACCTGCTCGGGCGTTAAGTCATCTGCAATTAAGATCGGTACCTCTTTGAGGTTTAATTGCTGGGCAGCGAGCAGTCGTGTGTGGCCCACGATAATGACCATCTCGGCATCCACAACGACGGGTTGTTTCCAGCCAAATTCTTTTATGGAGGCAGCGACTTTGCCCACGGCCTGTGTATTAATTCTGGGATTACGGGCATAGGGCAACACCTTGTCGATGGCGACCAGGGAGATTTTCATAGCAGAACCTTTGTGGGTGATGACAGGAACGTGAAAACACAAGCCCCATCGGCGTGACAGCACTTGGCTTAATTATGGCTAATATTGACAAATATGGACATTCGGCCTATATTTAAACCTATGGAGGTACCCCATTATGAATGTCAGCTTAAGCACAACGTTTGAAGCCTATATCCAGAAGCAACTGGACGAAGGCACCTACAATAACGCCAGCGAAATCATCCGTGAAGCGCTGCGCCTGAAAATGCAACAAGATGAAATTTATCAAACCAAACTGGTTGCACTGCGTAGCGCTATCATCCAAGGCGAGAACAGTGGTGATGCTGCCCCTTTTGATATGCACAATATAATTCAGGAAGCCAAGCAAGATGCCGGGCTGAATGTTTAAACTCGCCCTACGCCCACTTGCTAGACAAGATATTAAATCAATCTGGCTTTACACTTATGAGCAATGGGGCGAAATGCAAGCCGATAGGTATACCCGCGATATGGGGGTGGCGATTGAGGGTTTATTGGAGCACCCAAAACAGGGCAACCCTATCGACCACATTCGCAAAGGCTACCGATTGCTGCACTTCAAACACCACCTCATTATTTATTACTTATCCTCATCTTCGATTGATGTGGCACGAATTTTAGGTGAGAACATGGATGCACAGCGCCATTTATAGTGCCTGATTTCTGCCTATTTCTCAGGGCAATCTGAATGTTTATTCACGCATGTCTAACGCTAGCCCGTCGTCATTAAATGCGCGAAGGGTTGATCTAAATTTTCCAGTACCGTTTGAAATTCAGCCTCAATTAAAGCGCGCTCTTCATCTGTCAGATCAAACTACTGCTGAAAATAGGTGGGCAACAACATAAAGCGCACGATCATGTTGCCGGAAAACCGTGACCAGACTATGAGAAGCTCATCAATCGACACCAGCTCAGCCCGCGGTTCAGCAACACTTAATCCATCTCATCTGCTTGTGCGGTGATTAAGCGCAGGCGCTCTGACGGGTACTCAGTCGCCACACTTTGCTGCCCCGAGGCTCGCTCTTTTAAATACTGAATATAACCGCGCACCGCCCCAATCAATTCGTATTTTCCATGCGGGGGTTTAGGTATCACCTTCTCTTTGGCCAGTTGTTGCACCCGTCGTTCGGTTAAATTAAACAAATGGGCAATAGTGGGTGCACTGTAGAGTGGATGGGCATTAGGCATAGCTAACCTTTTGATTATATTTAAGTTTATTGAAATGCAGAGGGGTGGAAATGGGGTCATTTCCGGGCAGTGAAAATTAAAACGCCGCTGTAACGGGCTGTTAGCTATTTTATATAAGCGTTTTTTGCATCTTGAAAAGAGGCCATTTCCGGTTTTGGGGTTAAGCTAATTTTATCTATATCGCACGACAGCAATCGCTTAGCGTAAATTTGAGGGGCTTAGCCGGAAACGGAAATGGCTTTTTAAGTTCTGTGTCTAGGGAAAGAACGCGCTGCGAATAACCCTCGCTTTTTCAAGCTCTGGGAAGAACCTATGAATCTTGTACCCGACGTTCTCACGTCTTCTGAGGGCGGGATGCACCTGTTTTTTTGCGGCGCTTAGAGGGTGTTGTTTTTCGGCGTGAGCAGTGCTGATTTGCGAGGCATTAATAACACATCGCGGCGGTATTGTGATAACCTTCATAATCTTATTAATAATAAATATCATTGATCAAAGGACTGCATCATGTCAGACAAAATCGATTATAAATTTCTTAGTGATCGCGAAGGCGGACGTAAATTATTAGGTTACGTCCCTGCAAGCAATAACAGTAAAAGTGGTGTAACTATTGCCACCGGCTTTGATTTAGGACAAAGAAATGAAGCCGATTTAAAAAAACTAAAGCTATCTAAAACATTAATCGACAAGCTCAAGCCTTACCTGGGTGCCACAAAAAAAGACGCACTAGCCGCCATCAAGAAAAAGCCATTAATGCTTAATGCAGCCCAAGCTGAAGAGATTGATAAAGTAGTTAAAAGCACCCACATTACATCTCTTGCAAGTAAGTACAATGCCGCCATTAAAAATGGGGATACTAAATTCAATGATTTACCACCAGAAGTACAAACCGTTATAGCCTCTGTCTCCTTTCAGTATGGAACAGGCCTACAAAGAAGAGCACCAAAATTCTGGAAAGCCGCAACCTCTCAGGACTGGGAAAAAACAAAAGAAGTGCTTGACGATTTTGGTGATGACTATAAATCTAGAAGAAAACTTGAATCTGACCTACTTAACAACATGAAAAAAAGTAAATGAAATTTAAAACACTAATCCTAATCACATTAGGGTCTTTTATTCTAGGGTGTGAAAACACTCCATCAGATAACGTATCTAGCGCATATATTTTCGACACCTCATTGAAAAATAGTTATGAGAACTTAAACGCTACACTTAATAAAAAACGAATCGAAATAAAGTTCGAATCTGATACTATCGTAAACAATTGCATTGACTACTTATCACAATTAAAGTCATCTGAACTTTTCGATGGCGTAAATAATAAAATCCATCAAAATGAATACCTAATTTGCGAAGCACTTGATTTATTAAAATCTCGAAACGTAAGCGCATCAAATAATAACGAAGATTATGGCAACAAGCTTTCCAATAGGCTCACCTTAACATCCTACCCTTCATCAATTAATCAAGAGTCTGAAGCCTATGGTCTGACACTACAAAAACTTGACCCCAGTCATTTAAAAATAGGCAAACACTCTGTTACCCGAGAAACAGACGACTGGACATATTCTTTACAAGTCATTGCCTCAACTGATTTAAACAATGATAATATTGACGATTTGATAATATGGTTACACGATCAAGCAAAAGCAGGTAACTATCACAGCTACACCACTCTTATTGTTCCACTTTACAATAACGATCAACCTTTATCAGCAACGCCATATAATGAATGGCACCCCTGATCACCTCGCACTTCTCAACGCCCGCACCATTGCCAAACTAAACTGGCGTCCAATCACCTGCTCAATTCGTTTCTCAGCCACGTCATAGAACTTATACTGCGGCTTGTATCTAACCACTGGCTCAAAGGCCAGCAATAATTTAATGCCACGACGTGTACGCTGATAGATACCCGGCACACCCTTCACCACACCACTAAACACATCAGCACGCTGTAATAGCTTTTGTACTTTGCCCCTTGGAATATTGCCGTATTTATTGCGTTTGAGTATCACGGGTAACAGGTGTGCTTTATTCTTTGGCTTGCGTGCGCCCCCTTCCACCACCCACTTTAGATACTCGGCCTGACTCTCTTTTATAAACACCTGGGCTTGCCAGTTTGTTTTTGTGGCTTTGCGTATGGCCACCCCTCGCTTAGTAAAGGGGGTGGGTCGATCGAGTTGGCGATCCATGGCAATCTTTTCTGATCGTTGTGCGCTTTGTACTGTTTTGGTCAGAGTTAACGCCATAGCAAACGGGATTTGTTTTTGGGCGATGTCATCCAGACCTTTTGTAAGTTGCTTAAGATTGGATCGAACATTCACCGCGAGTCCATCCATTTAAGTTGTCCTCACTGTTAAGTGCATCGTTTTAAAATGAATACGTTGTGCGCTATCTTTCATCTTGCATCGAATAGCATATATCCCTTCGGCTTTGGGCTTTAACCAAATCACCGTCATATCATCCTGCACGTTGATCTTATTGCCCTGAATATGTTCAGGCAAAAACCATTGCACATGCTCAATCGTGGCATAGCGAATTGCATCACCATTGATTAACAACCGTGACCAATTAAGCGCATAATCTTTGTATGAATTCACACTGGCATCCGGCCAGTGATCACGGCGCTGGCTATCTCGATACGGTTGATTTCGATAATCCATAACTACACCCTATAAATTACACACGAAAAACACGGCGACTCACTGGCACCGTATTACTACCCGAATCTTCATCAATGGATACCAGCGGCGTATTAAACACCGGGCCTATTTGTAGTCTTGGCATTTGTATAAATTGCGGCTGAGGTAAAGGCTCTGCCTCAAGAAAAAGTGAAAAGGTTAAACCCTCAATTGAAAACTGTGGATTCACCGGGTAGGGGTTGTTGGGATTCTGATAGTTAAAATCAAGTGAAATCCATGACTGCTCACCGTTTACATTACTGGAGTAGTAAAGCTCTACCCCACTTTCATATAATGTACCGATCCAAAACACACCCGCCAATAACGCTAACTCGAAGCCAGACTGTTGATGCCATTGCTCACCGGCTGCAATCACTTGCGGGTCAGAAACAAAAACCAGCTCTCCCGGTACGCCATTATTATCATCATAGATAACCGTTTTAATATGAGTATCATTGATGGCATTTAAGTAAACCGAGGCACCGGATACCGCCACATCAATCTCAATCATTACTCGATTAACAAAACTAAACCGAAAACCCGCTTGTGTATTGCTTCGCCCAATCTCTGTAGTACCAAACTGTGCCATATTTTAATTCCGGTTTGCTGTTTGATTTAAAAGGTAAAGACTGGCCCGTTCCACAGGATATGAATATTTTCGCCATTGGGTGTAACAGGGAGCGCGTCATCAATGTGCGTGATTAATACCCCGCTCTCACTAAAGGCAAAGATAATGCTAGTCGCCTCTGGATCGGTTTCATTTGTATTGGGGAACACCAGATCATCCGCATGAAACGCACCATCAACAACCTGCGTATGGGTCATTATTGTTTGATCTAAAATGGCACCGGAGGGTATATCACGAATATAAATATGATCTGGTAAGAAAACATATAAACCCGATACCAGAATAGCTGTGATTTCATTAACACTTAACATAGCAAGCATTGTATTTTGTTGAATATTATAAAACTGAGACATAGAGTTAGCCTTTTACGCAACCGCGTTACAGTACAATTTTATTCACCTTATTCCTGCTTATAATGCGCCTGCAACATAGTGATTAAAATGCTGTATAAATTGCTCTGTGCTGCCTTTTCCTTTATCGGTGTTGTAATGCGATTTCCAGTAATGGGCCAACCCTTGAATATCATCTGCTGCGGGTAACTTTTCTTTTACCCGACGATAATGTAATCGGCACATCACCACGTTATAACGCAGGTCATATATCAACCGATCGGCATTCGGATCTTTTATTTCGAATAAGAGTTTTAAACGATTGACCAGCTCGGGTTTATAACGCAAATAGTTTTGCCATATATCATCATGGGTAACGGGCTCCATTTGTATAATACCCAGTGCTGGCCCACCGACTTGTTTGATAAACCGACCAGACAGAGACTCATGCGCAATGGTTCCCATGATTAATGCTCGGGCTGCGGGTTGTGAGAATTTTTTTCCTAACGACAATAGCGCAGGCTTCACGACAAGGTCGTGAAGTTGGTTGGCTTCAATCATGGAGTACCTATTAGGATAAGTTTAAGAATTGTTTTCAGGCAAAAAAAAGCCCGCTCATTTAGGGCAAATGGCGAACTTAAATTTTAAAGCCTGAAAAGGGTTCAGGCTTCGATTAAGTCGGAGTTTTTTCCAACTTAGATATATTATAGTCAAGTTGGGACAGTCATGGAAGTGCTACGCACTCCCAAATCAGCTTCTTATTGCATTTTTTTCTTTAACTTTGACTAGATTAGCTATTGACTGTAAACAACGAAAATCTATTGTTATTAGAACGATAAATTCATATATCCTTGATCAATCAGGCTCTGCAGATAATTTGAGGTATTATCATCAAACATGACTAATTCCTGACATTACTGTGAAATCAACCTTTATTTGTTATCAGACGTCAACTACCTTGGCCGATCGGCGTCAATTAACTTAGCCGCTTTTTTGATTTAATTTCATGGCTTCTTTTTTTCGATAACTATCTCCTTCTATTTTATAAATATCGGCATGGTGAACGA